AACAATTTGTTGTCCTCGTTCTGCTGTAAGCAACCATGCTTTACACTCAACGGGTTTTCCGTCACCTGTTTTGTCGCCAACGGGTCGTCCGTCCACCGCTTTAAATTCTCCAGCAGGCACAATACGCAACCAACTGTCGGTGTTAGCCGAAAATTGAGCGGTGCATATTGCAAGTGCAAAAGCGGATAAAGCGTGTTTCATAAACTGGCCTCTCGTTAGTGAAGCCACTTTAAAATGGATAACTTAGACAGATAAGGAGGAAGGGATTCCGCTTTTAGAAACTCGCGTTAAATTTTGCGTTTTAAGCGCGTTTAAGCAAAAGATATACAAAGAGGCGTTTGCAAACATACAAGGCGTTTATGAACGCTCATAAACGCCTTGCAAGGTCAATTTAGATTAGTCAAAGCCCAAGCTACGCAAATAATGGCTAACCACACCCACAATCGCGGTTTCTGCTTCGGGCTGAAGATTGCCACTGGCATCAATTGGAATATAGCGACGGGCAGGAATTTTGGTTTTATGGCCACGCCCCGTGAGTCCGCCAAAGTGTTGAATCGCCGCGTAAGGCACGGTGCGCGATACGCCAACCCCTGCAAAGTCATTGCCTGAAAATGGCGTAATCGCATCAAACAACTTGCCACGTACCCGTAAAATGTTATCACTGCCGTAACCTAATGCCGCTCGCCGTGCTTTAGTCACAGGGCTTAATCCTGCCCAACTGGGGCGACCATTGGACTCAAAGTTTTTAACGGTTTGATTATAAAGCTCAGTAGCAATAACGGCAGGTAAGCCGTATAGATTAGCGTTTGCTTGAATTTGTCCCATGAATTTTTGTAATTCAGGCGCGGTCATTTTAATTTCAAACATGGCAATCTCGTTTAATCAGGGCTATAATTACGGCGTGAGATAGAAGCTAGGACAATTCGCTGCCTAGCGGCCTTGGTTAAGAGCTATGGCCTCAGTGGAAAGTGGCGTACCACCATCTCACTTAATCTTTTCATATCGCTGCCTATTTGTTGTTTGTATTGTTTGAACTAATCCAATCGTCTTAATTCTATTCTCAATCACAGCTGCTCGTTGACCACCTTCTAATCGCGTTTTTTCTTCATAGCCAATAGTTATCACTACACGGGCAGAACTCCCATTCCCCATGTCATATAAATAAATCACCGCAGGGTCTTCAACATCTAAATAGATAGCTGTTGGATTAGCCAATCCTTTTGGCAAAGCCCCAAGCCAATTTGTTGGCAACATTTGACCACTGTTAGCTTTATTATCCCTAATCCAATGCAGCATATTAGTATCTGTCGCAATTAAGGCAGCGGTAAGCGGTTCTTTCCATTTGAGTGGGTCAGTTTTTACTTTATTATTCAAAGCAACTAAAACATCACTATCCAAAACACCTGCAAGGTAACGTTCGCCAGTCGTAATAATAGGCGGTGCTTTGGCAGTTGGTGGCAACAACTTAATCGCATCAAGCTCTTTTTGTAATGCTGTTACACGCGCTGCAAATTGTTTTTCCATTTCGGGCAACAAAGTATTTTTCATATCGGCATAAAAGCGGGTGGCTAACGGTGCTTCCATTGCTTGTACTTTGGTTAGAACGGGCGCAAGGTACTCGGCAGGCGAACTATTAAAGCCCGCATCAGGCGCAAAAAAGTGCGTTTTACCATTCGTATCTTTAACATCAATCCCTGTTCGCTGTGCCACAACAGGTGCGCCAGTCGTTTTGTTTTTACCTACTTCTTCGTTAATGGTACGCAATTTATCAGCAGACGAATCAACCCTTAAATTATCTTTTTCAACTTCATAACCCGATACCCAAGTCCAGTTACAACGACACCTAAAGCCATTTTTAGGTTTACAGGTTTGCCATATCGGGTCATCAAATCTAAAAATACGGCCATTCATAGCGCGGTGAGTAGGGCGAGTTCTACCGTCTAAAATGGCAATGTACTTAACGTAGGGGTGGCTAATTTGTAGGGCTGGATTGCTCAGGTAATACTGCTCTTTAGCCGCCATATAAGCCGAGCCAATGTTAGTATCGTAAATTGTGCGTAAGCGATTCAAGCTACCCAATTGCACCACTTGGGCATTACCTGCCGCATCAACCACAACCTGTTTACCCCACCAGCCTTTTGTTTGGAGTGTCGGTGCAATGTCTTTGGCAAACTGCTCAAATGTCTTACCCTCTTTTAAAGCCTTAACTAATCCTTGATGAATGTCTTGTAACACGTCAACACGCGCCACTTTAGCCACAGTAAAAGCTCGAGCGTGAGCCGCGTCTAAAGTCTCGTGCCAGTCCCAGCCAATTTTATAACCCTTGCTTTCTAAGTATTGAATCGCCGCCTCTGGCTTCATGCCAAAGACTGCTTTAAGGTCTAAGCCGTTCATTGGCCTAGCTCCTCTTGAGCGGCCAAGCGTCCCCATACGTCAGCAACAAAAATCAGGTTGGTGAGCTTTTCTTGCAATTCGCCATCATCCATTGACGGGTAAGTGTCGGCCAAAATAGACAGCAACTCATTTTCATTTTTGGCTGACTTAACAGCCTCAATCACAGGCAACAGCAACGGCTCAACCACAGATTGCAACACATCATTGGGAATGTTATCTAACAACCCATACAAAGCACTGGCATTTTGTGTTGCCACGTCAAGTGGTTGTATTGATGTTATTTGGTTTAATGCCGCCGTCACGCTTTGACTTAAAGCTGCTTGATTCGGGTGGGCTTTGGGTGAGGGTGTCCGTTGCAAAATAGGCGTATCGGCTTTTTCAGGCATCGGAATACCTAATTTCTCATGCGCCCAATCCACACGGATCTGCATCCCGACATCAACCAGTTTTGGCAATGCCTCACTAAATAACTTAATATCTTCGGGTTCTTGCGTGTTAAAGACAAAACGAGGCGCACGGCTTGGGTCAAAGTTTGGTTTGTTAATACTTAATAATGGAATAACCAAACCGCGTGTTAAGGTACTGGCTAATTGACGCGCATCGGCAATTAACAAGTCATGGCGGACTTCGTTATGCACCTTACCTAATGCCTGTGTACCGTGACTACCTTCGCCGCTGGTGAGCGTACCGCCTAAAATCGCTTTACTGACTGACTTTTCGCACCATTCAATCATCGCCTTAAAGGGTTCGTGACTGCCTTGAGCTGCTTCTTCAAAGTCGATGGTCATGCCCTGTGGAATAATCCCTGCTGCCGCATGACCAATTTGCGTGACAGCACGAAGCAGGGTGGCTTTTTCGTCATTGGTTGCGCCACTGGGGTATTTACCCAAGCGCATCGGCAAGCCATAAATTTCTAAAAACTCGGCCAAGTCACGTACAGAATAGTTTTTGAATAAGTACGGCCACGCCAAAATGCGGTGTAAACCTGAACGGGTTAAATAACCACTTTTCGCCTTGTGCGTATGAACCAGCCAGCCCAAAGGCCATAGTTCTGCACCGTCCATAGAGCCGTCACGCAGGCGCAACTCGTTAAAATTATCGTGGGGTGTTTGAAACCAAGACTGTGGGCGATGGGTAAATTTGCAAGGCAGTTGCAAATTACCCACTAACTCCCATTCTATTTCGAGCGCAGAAAAGCCATGACCAATACCGTCCAGTAGGTCAAGCATCACGTCTTCAAAATCATCCAAATTTTCTAGCCATTCTTGCACATCAGCGGCCAAGGCTTTTTCGCTAGCCGTGGCGTTTTTTGGGGGTTCAATATGCCAAGGAATCGTCAGCATAGCGCGTTTACGTTTGCTCATTTCGGCGAAGATATGCGCGTCACGTTCCTCCATGTCCATAAACAAATAAGACTGCGCCATTAAATTGCCTTGTTCGGCATCGGTCAAAATAGCGTGGAGTTTGGGCGGAGTAATGCCACGGGCAGGGTGTTCGGCAAATTCACGGTGTAATGCCCAGACTTCGGCACTTTGTTGTTGTGCTAATGCGGTTTTGGCCTCACGTTTCTTTAACTTTTCGAGGTCTTTCTTTTTACCCATGTCACATACTCTACGTCAGTCTTAAAAAGATTCCGTAGAGTATGTGGGGCGTTTAGCGATTAAATAAGGAGGAAGGAATTCAACAAGCAACCACATCACCTATCCACACAACCCAAAAAAACAGCACAAAACAACTGGCTCGCCATTCGGTTTTTTGCATCGTTGGCAAGCCGTCAAGGTCAATGTATAAGGTTTTCCATCCTAGAAAAAACATCAATCACCAGCCGCCTTTGCCCATATAGCCGTAGTCGTCATCGCCCTTGTCACGTTCGCTCTTGGTAGGCGCAGCGGTAAACTCAAATGCCCCACCTTGCATAAAACTAGCGCGTATCGCCATTGCCAATGCCACAGCAAAATCGCCGTGACGTTTGCCTTTACCACCCACCGAGTCAAGGTCTTTTTGCCGACCTTTATCAATCTGAGGTACGCCGTTGACAATTTTAATGTGCATCAAATCATCTAAAATGTTTTGATGACGGGGTATTTCAAGGTTAAAGGCTTCAAACTCACCTTTGAGCTTAGGCATCCATTCGCCATACCAAGCGGCTGATAAATGTACTTGGTCAATAGCCTCTGTACCATATTTAAGAGCCGCAGCCTCGGCCAAATAACCACCGTTACCCGTCGCATCAAAAGCAGCCGCCGTAAATCGCGGTAAACGTGCCAAAATATAAAGCAGTACTTGACGCTGTTGGTCATAGGTGAGGTTGCGTAATTCAACCACAAACGGCACACGTTTTCGCAGGTGCTGGTTAATCGCTAACGGTACAAAGTCAGTTAAATCACCACGGCGGGCAAAGTCTTCACCTAATGTATGACGGTCATTTTTATTGAGCTTTTTGAGTTCGGGCAGAACCGTGTCTTTACACCATTGTTCTATTTCTTGTTGGCGTTTTTCTTCAGACCACGTAATAAAGCTATCATCGGCTTCATACTTCAATACAGGAATGGAATGGTCGGCCACCATTGCTGCTTCAACTAACGCACGAGGCAAATAATTACCGCCTGATTTTTTAGGCACACATCCGTATTCTTCGTCCGCACATTCTTTATTGGGTGCGTTTTTATACAGCTTGTCACGCCATGCTTGCTCGGCCTCTAGTGACCATTCTTGACCTGTCACGTAACAAATACGCTTATACAAGCCTTCGGCTATCGCATCATCTAAGGTAATACGGTGAACACTGTAGTCTTTGCGGCCTTCACGGGCATCCTGAATGTATTGATTAAAAGCGTTGTCCACGCCGTTATGCGTACTAATCAGCCGAACCTTATTACCCCACATCGTTAACGCCAAAGCGGCTTTTAACAGTTCTTCTAACGACTCATGAAACGCCGCTTCATCAATAACAACGTCACCTTGCAAACCACGCAAGTTAGACGGACGAGAGCTTAAAGCCTGAATCTTAAATCCGCTCTTGGGAAAGCGAATCATATACGCCAAAATCTCTTCTTTTTTAGCAGAGTCCCAAAAGGTCTGTTCGTAAACATCGGCTTCAGCTAACTGGTTAAATGCGCGGGCAAACAAGGCGCAAGCAGCAATGTATTCCAGAGCCATCTCTTGCTTAGAACCCACATAAAACGTATTACAGCCACCACGTTTACGCGGCTTGGCGGCGTTCATCACATTACGGCCAGCTTCCGCCCACGTCAAACCTGTTCGCCGTGATTTTTCGGCAATCATAATTTCGCTAGTATCTTCAAACCAGCGTTGTTGATAGCCCAAAAATACCGCGTCACCTGTGGGGATAGCCTCGCCAACCTCTTGTGGTACAACTACGCCATGAAGTTCCATCTCCACCGCTAAATCAATTTTACGCGGCTTATTAAGAGGTATCAGCTTGCTGTTATCTGCCATTATGCTTTACCTAACAAAATGCCACGAATCTTGTTTTCTAACTCTTCACTCATACCGTCTTGACCGCGCAGTTCTTCGGTCACGGCATTGGCCGCTTCTTCGGCATAGGCTTTGCGAATCGCTTGGCGTTCTTTAATAGATAGTGTGCGTGTTTGCATCACAGCGCGAGCCGCACGAGCCAAATCACCCACATCCTGAATGCTAGTCTTGTCGTCTTCGTGGGCGCGTAACGCCACGTTAGCGGCCAATGTAGTGACAGCCTGAGATAACAACGCACCTGCTTTATCGTCCACATCCTCGCCAAACTCAGAAACTAAAACTTGTGATGCGGCCTGAATCTCACGCATCCGACCTGCCATTTCATCAAATGACTGGCGATAGCGACCTAAGCTAGAGCGGCTTGGCGTTTTTTGGTCAGGAAACTGCTTCTTAATCGCGTCCAACATCTCATCAAGCGTGCGATTGTCTTCACGCATGAGCTTTTCTATAAACTGCCTTTGCTCAGGGTCTAGCTTACGAATGGATGATTTTAACATTAGCGTGGACTCGGGCGTTTAATGCCGTGAATTTTGGCCATGCCCGTGACAGCATCCGCGCCTCGGTTGGTTAACGTAGCAACCACTACTGAGCCTGCTTCTTGCAGTGTCACACAACCTTGCTCTTGCAACCAATTTAACTCGGTATGCACTTGGTCACGGCTCATAGGCAAGCCAAAACGCTCCATTGTGGTTGTCAGTAAGGAGCTATTCGATTGATAGCGGGGCATTTCGTGCAGCGACTTCAACAACACTAAACGCTGTTCTTCACGCACAAACTCAGAAAAGCTCATCACAACCTCTTTATTTCATTATTTATTGTGTAATAAATAGTCATTGACGCGGTTCACATCCACTTTTAAACGCTCCAGTTCACTGTGAATGCCTTTTAACTCGGCTCTAACCGCCTTAATATCCCCCATCATCTCGGCAATCGTTTGATGAGTAGGAATGTTTTTTACCCGCTCCTCAATCACCGTCACGCGGTGCTTAACTTCTTGCACTTCGGCATCTTTCGCCACACGTCTATTGCTAATAAAGGTGTATAACGCCAAGCCAAACATACAAATAAATTGCAGCACCTGAATGCCGACTTTTAATTCTTCGCTCATATCATCCCTGTTTTGTTGGGGTCTCTTGCTTAATAAAACGGCCAATCAATCCCAATACCGCCAATCCAATCGTGGCTTTATGTTGTACATCGGGAGGTAATGCGCCAATGATTTCTGGGGGGATAGGCGTAGTATTAACCGCAATAATGGCCGTTAGCGCAATGTTGCTAAACCAACGCCAGCCCTGTCTCCAGTTTGGTACTAATTTCATAAAAACCTCTAAAGACGAATCGTTTGTAAGCCAACACGCGTACCGTATTTATCAACCGTCAAAATTTGTTTACGCGCTTTAAGTTTGCTAAAACCCAAATGTACCCAACGTCCATACTCATAAATTAATTGGTCAAAAATCAGCGGAGAACTTGCAATAGCTTTGCAAATTTCTAAAGGCGAACCGTATTTTGGGCTAATAAAATCGGCAGCCAATCCTTTCATGTGTGCCGATTTTTCAGACCCTTTAACCGCACTATTAAGCAAAGGGCAGCGATAACCGCTAATCACAATAATGCTTTTATTGCCCAACAAAGCGCGTACTGCTTCCAGTTTAAGTGCGGTTTGTTCAAGGTTAGCAACCATATCAACGGGGGGCGTGTTATCTATGCCAAGACGTGCGGCAGACTCACTCACCATCAATTCGGCAAGGCTAAAATGCGGGGACAACATAATAATCTGAGACATGATTTACCCCTAAAAAAAGCGACCCGAAGGCCGCTATAAAGAGCCAAACAGCAAGGGTAGTGTGAGGGGTTAGCACTGGCTTAATAAGGAGGAAGGAATTCCCCAGCAATCATTATTTATATAGCGATGGTGTCCCATCTCCCTATGCGAGAGGGTTAGGGGGGAGGGAACTAAGCAAACAGCGATAACTGACTTTTATCAATCACAGGCTTACGGCGTGAGGCGATGGTTCTAATTTGTCGTTCGGTGAGTCCGTAGCAGAGAGCCAATTCCTGTCGTGACGCGCCTTCATTGAGCCGCCGTATAATTTCATCATTACGCATCTTTTTTAAAGCCGCTTGGCCAACGGGAATTTCTATGCGGTCACTGCCAAATTCTTTAGCCATTAACAGTAATTTTTCTAGCCCAATGGCTTGGGCTAAGTAGTGTTTGGCGTGGCAATGTTCGGGCGTGGGAATATAAACGCGAGTACCACCGCATACATTCATGAGTCTAAACGCGTCATGTTCGCCCAATAAGTCGCGTAGGCGATTAAAGCCGTCATTCATGTTGTACCTCTATCACGTTTGCCCAATGGTGTTATTTTGGGCAAGTGCGTTACAAGGCGCAAATCGAACAACGGACACAACAAGGACACAACGCGGCTAATCCGACAAAATAAATGTAAAAGTAGCGTATAAAAACTAGACAGCCCAATTAAGCAGTGGTTAAATTGCCATCAGAGACACAGATGACCCTAGCTACTTGATAGCAAGAGTCACAGATAACCTAAAAGCCCTTCGTGAAAACGAGGGGCTTTTTTTTAGCTCATAACAATAAATATATTACAAAAACGATATCCCGCTTTTATTACATGCCATAGCGAAAAGATGGAAAAAAACACTAACCCGTAAGCAGAGTAATTTAAAAAATCCCCTTTAATGAACAGCATAAAAATGCTATTCACAAGCAATATCAACAAAAAAGCACAGGTATAAAAAGTTTCTTTTAATATCCGTTGATAGTGGCCAGTTCTTCTCATATTTGCAACTAATTGTCTATCCATAACCGCCGTTAATAAAGTAACGGCAGTTATTAAAAAGCCAAGTAGTGTTCCAGATACGCCAGCCAACACTTTTGCAATTTCATATAACTGGCTCTCTGTTGGCATGGTGCAATAACCATAAAATAAAAACGTAATACCCCCCGAAACAAACGAGCTAAAAAGCACGTCTTTTATTTTAAGTGAAGTATCCATTTATAGCCTCTTGACAGTCAGCGCGTGCGGTATCAATTAATTGATACATTGATGCGGCTGGTAGGTATCGCCCATTAGTTTGAGATCGTTGTTTAGAAGACAATCTATCGGCCACCAAGTCTATCGGGTGCGAAAAACCTTCTTCTTCCACGTAAGCTCTTGCGGTCGTAGCCCCAGCTCTAAATGCATTATACAACGTCTGCTTAATATCTGCCGATAGGTGACCTTGTTTATCGCGTCGCAAGTCGACCCCCAAATGAATTTTCATAGAACTGCTGCCTGAGTTATCCATAATCCTCAACATATCTCTGCCGTAGTTATCATTGTTAAACAAATCAGGATTGGTTGGAATTGGCAAAGTAATATCTATGCCTTTAATCACAGTATTGCCGTTCATAAGCCGCTGGATAGCGTCTCTATTGATGATAGGGTTTATTTCAACCTTTGTCCCCCATAATTCGGTCAAGAATTTTGCTAGTCTGCTGGGGTGACTGCCATGACCATTTTTATGCCATGCTAATAAATTATTCTGTCGATAATATACAAAAAAATTTCTCTCAATCAGTCCTTGATTTTGTGCCAAAGCTAATTCAATAGCATCTTCACCAACAGCACCTATTTCGGGTAAGTCAGATACACGAAATTTTCTAAACTGCCCGCCCAAAGAGTTATTTATTGTTCTGTTTGTAAGCCCCCATAACTCTCTAGTCATACCGTCTACTGTATGGCTTGTTGGTATTCCCCCTTGAATCATTTGTACAAAGCCACTGGCAACATCTGGAATATTGGCTGTCGAAGTGACTAAAATTTGATAAAAGTCGATAGTATAATCTGTCATCATTTTTTCCTTATTACAAATCACAATGCAAAAAAGCCCTTCATGAAAACGAGGGGTTTTTTATTTGGTGAGTATTATTCAATTTTGAAAGTTGTCTCATGTCCTTGTTTTCTTGTTTCCATTGTTGCTCCGCTTGGTAATGACACATTTGTTTTAGTACTCATATTTTTAAAAATTATGTCACCGTGTTCAAAACGGTAAGGCCAGCGAAGAACAACTTGCATAGAGTCCATATCAATACTACTTGAGTAAGTTAAAGTGGCCGAATAGCAACGCCAGTCTTGACTATTCTTATGCCAAAGATTTTCGGCTATCAAAGTTCCATCGGTGTTGGTGATTGTCTGCCGCAATGTGTTTTCTGCAATAAATTCTTGATTTTCTGTAAATTGGCTACGGCCATTAACCAACTCACTATAAAAAGCGTTTGGACTAGCCCATGACCCAACTAATGACCCTTTAAATTGGGTATGTTTTGGTTGAGTAACAACTGGTTTATTATTTATATTTTCTGTTTTTTCAGGCTCTTTACTACAAGCCGCCAAAATCAAAACCAATAACATCATTAAGAAACGCATCATCCTTACTCCTTGTTAATCATCATTAGCCGCCATTGGCGGACTTCTTAGAGGTGTCCGCATACGCGAACGCACTGGCCGTAGTTTCTACTGCCTTTTTGCCCGCTTCATTAGAGTTACGATAATTATCCAATAAGGCTTCTTCTTTAGGATTGATTGGCGCACTAATTGACGCACCGCGTTGGCCAGTTAAAAGATAAACGATATCCACCCCTATTACTGCAATTTTTCCAAGATACACGGCATCGGGTGAACGCTCACCTTTTTCATAATTGAATTGAGCCAGTTTTTTAACCCCACCTATTTCCCCAAAATCTGCTTGGTTATAGCCAAGCCGCTCCCTTTCTTCGCGTAAACGTTCGCAAAAATTACTCAATTGAATTACTCCAGTCTATTTACAGTTATTCATTTGAATACTATACTAGCCTCATGGCCGCACTAATGCGCCCATTCCTGTACTACAAAGAGGCGAATCATGGCAACCACCCACACCTGCAAAAAAGCCCTCACCGTGCAAGAGCTTAAAGCCAAGTTCTTGCGCGAAGGCAAAACCCTCAAACAATGGGCGTTAGACAACGGCTACCCATACAACACCGTTTGCAAAGTCGTTGGCGGCACACGCAAAGGCATTTATGGCGTTGGCCACGAAATCGCCGTAAGGCTAGGCATTAAAGAAGGCACGGTCGAAGTCAACGACCGCCCAAAAGTCGCCTAACAAACGGCTGTAACTGTACCACTAAATAACAAAAACGGTAAACCATCATGCCAACACCCAATACCAAAATAACCAACACAAGCGGCGAACAAATCATTGCCATGCTTAAAGCCAAAGGCACAGATTGGCGCGCCATTGCTTATCACCATCATTTTAAAGATGACGATGTACTAGCCGTGATTAACGGCGAACAAATGTATCCCAACATTGCCCGCATTGTTGCTGCGGCCATTGGTGCAACCAAAGAAATGTTATGGCCAAGTATCTACTGTGCAACGCCAGCCGCCAACTTGCCCAATACCTCCATTTTTGTATTACGGGTGCAACTAGCATGAGCAACGCCGCCACACGCGCCTGTCGCGTACTCAAAGCCCTGCGTGGTCACTCCCTCAACGGCGTGTCCAATAGTCAATTAGCAGCCACTTTGCAAGAAAGCCCCACCAACATCACC